CTATAATTGTACCTAATACATACATAATAGCAGTAGGATGTATGTATAATAAACCTTTATCTAATTTAATAATTTCTTCTTGATTAATATCTTTTACTTCTGAATTAACAAATTCCCATTTATAATTAAATCCTGCACATCCACCACCTTCAACAGATAATTGTACACCTAATGCTTTATGTTCATCTATAGTATTTGATAAGTATTCATTAGCTTCTTTAGTAATAGATACTGGTGACATTAAATACTCCTTGGTTCATAGTCGTAGTAGTTACGCATAACCATACCACCTTTATTTCTTGAGTAAATAGAATTTTCCATTGCTCTTCTTTCTACTAATCCTTTTAATATATTATCACCACTTTTAATAAAACCATCTTTAGGATTAAATAAATGATAACCAAAGTTTTCTTTATCTCCTTTTCTTAAAGATTTAAAAGCATTAATACCTTGATCTTTAAGTTTAGTATAACCTACATTTTGTGCTATAGGAAGTAAACCTTCTATTTCGTCTTTGGTAAATTTTACTCCTTCAGGTAATTCATTTTGTAACTTTATTACATCATTCATTGCAGATCTAATTTGATTATCAAAATCAATCTCTGTTTCTTTAGGTGTCATAGTATATTTTTCTTTTAATTCATCTTTAGTTAATCCTAATTTTTTTCTTTGCTTATCACTCATTATTGTTCTACCAAAACCTACTGTCCATCTATCACCATCTTTATCATAATAAGGAATAAGATGTGGTTTACCTGATTGATTTACTGATTCATATTTACGAATTATAGCACTAGCATCAGGATATAATTCAGAGATTCTCATAGGTTTTTGACCTGACATATCAGCCATTAACATACTCCCACAAAATAGTAATAAACATAATACTATTGTTTCTCCATCCAACGATCTAGTTTTTCTTCTAGCTTATCAAATCTTGCTAGTAGTTTATTCATTTCATTAAATACTTCTTTACGTGTAGAATAATTAGTAGCCATAAACTCTCTAGTCTTTGCATCAGACAATGCATGATCTTTTAAATCTTCACGTAGTTTATTTATATCATTATTAATACTACGTATCCACCATAAGAATGCACCTACAGCAAGTGTAAGCACAGCATTCCATAACATTATATCTTGCATTGTTGTCTCCTAGTCTATCTCTGAATTACTTAATAATCTTTGAATTTCAGTTATTTCTTGAATAGGTATATCTGCTCCTGATTCTAAACCTTTTAAAATATCTGATTTACTTATAAAATCTGGCATAAATATATTTTGATCAGCTAATTTTATTTCTTTAAAGTTCTTTGCTGATGCAAAACCTTTTCTAGTAATTGCATTAGCTATATAACTATCATCCATTCCTAATGCTCTATAAGATTTTATTAAGTTACGTAATCTTTGAGCATGTTCAAGTTTATTTTTTTGTGATTGTTTATAAGAATTTAAAATTGATTCTCTATCACCACCTGTAAAATCTCCTATTTCTTTTCTATATCTTTGTTTTGATCTATTCATATCTCTAATAATTTTATTTGTATTAAAACTTAATCCTTGAGATAAATTAGCTGTTGATCTTTTTACACCAAAAAAAGCTGGTATATCAACTGCACCTGCAGGTATATCAAAACCATAAGTACTTTTACCTTCACCCTCTAAATATTGTTTTCTTTTAAAAAAGAAATCTACAGTACCTGGAGTTATAGATCTTGCTAAAACTCTAGCTAATTTAGGAATTTTTCCTTCATCTGCTACTGCACCTTTACCTTTATAAGTATCTAACATAGCTTGTACTGATAAAGAAGGATCAGCATAAGGAGCAATAACACTATAGAAAGCTTGATTATACATATCATCTATAGTTCGTTCATTATAATCTTGATTATTAATGATTGCACTTGATAATATTTTAACAGGTACTTTTAAATAAGAATAAGGATCTATTGGACCCATATTAATATAATCTACTTTAAGTTCTCCATTAACATCTTTAATAGGACTTAAAAATATTTTATTTGTACCTTTTTCCCATTCAGGTAAAGTTTGATTTAATGCTGCTTCTTGTTCATCTGATATTCCAAATAAAGCTTTAGATCTTTCAACAGCTTCATCACCTGCTAAAGCAACAGTTGTCATACCTGCTAATCTTTTTAATCCTATCTTTCGTAAATTTGCTATAGCTTTAGGATCTGTAATACCCATATCTCTTGCTGTTTTACCACTAATATCTTGCCATGCATACTTCATTAAGTTTTTTGCATTACGTGCCATCTCTGCAGGAAAAGCTACAAAATTACCTATAGGTAAAGCACGAGTAAATTTTAATGCTTTAGGAACAAGATTATAATTAGGCATCATATCTCTTGATCTTTGTGCTACAAATTTTTCTAATTGTTCTTCAGTTAAATTAGGAAAAGATTTTCTATAACTTTTTAATAAGTTTTCAAAGTTAGCTATTTTAAATAAATTATCTTCAGCTTCATAAAGTTGTAATGTTTTTCTATTTAAAAATTTAGCACCAGATTTTGTTAATGCTTTATCTATCATACCATTAGGACCAAATTCAAATCCTTCACCTGCTGCTTTACGTAGAGCAGATGCTGTTACAGAACTATCAACAATACCTAGTTGAACATAACGTGCTAATCTTTCTTGTTCTTCTGGAGACATTTTACCTGTATATCTTTTTGCAGTTGTTTTAAAAGCTTTACCAAATGTCATAGGATTAACTGTGCCATTTGCTGCCATAATAAAAAAGTTACCCATAATATTTCTACCATGTGTAGGAATAGAATAAATAGTTTTAGCAGCTTGTGATGCAGCTTTAAATGCCATCCAACCACGTAAACCTTTACCTAAAGGACCTTGCATTTTTAAATTTAAATCTATACCCTGTTCAATAGCTTCTTTCCAAACAGGATCTAAAAATAAACCTTCTAATGGATTATTAAGATTTGAACGTATACCTCCTAATCCTACATTAGATGCTTGAAGAAAAGTCTCTTCTCCTTCAGGAGTTTGTGTTACTTTTTTAAAACCTGGTATACTACCAAATTGTGCTTTCTTTGCATTTAAAGCTTCTTCTGCAATTTCTTTTTTAAACTTTTGTTCTGCTACAATATTACCTAATTTAGTATAAGTATTTACATAATTTCTATATGGATCTTTTACTTCACCCCAAAGATTACGTATTTCAACAGGAATATCTTTTCTTTGTTTTAATACTTGATTAGCTTGTGCTGATATACCTTTAATAAAACTATTAAATTCTCCTTTTGCCATGCCTTCTGTATAGTGTTTATATACTTCATCTATTTCTGCATCTGTTAAAAGTCTTTTACCATCTTTAGTTTGTAATCCTTTAAAATATTTATAAGCACCTTCTTTTGCTTCTTCAGGAATATTTTTTAAATAACTAGGATCATCAAAAATACGATAAGATCTATTAACATAAGTTTCAAGATTATCATCTATAGTTGTACGTAATGTTCCTTGAGCTATATCATCTTTAACTATTTCAGAAAGTTCATCTATATTAGAACGCATATTATCAATAACTTTTGCTGTATCTGGAGCAAATTGTTCTATAGATTGTAGAACACGTTTATCTCCTGCAAGTGCAGCATTAATAGCTTCCATAGTTTCATCAGTTCGACTTGCTTTAGGTATTTCTTTATTTATAGATTTTTTTAATTGTTTAGTTAGTATTTGTGCTTTTTCTGTATAAAATTTAGTTGCTGCATTTTTTTCTAAAACAATATCTAAACCTTTATCAGTTAATCCCATACGAGATGTACCATATTTTTTAGCAAATTCTTTTACATTTGTAGGTGTTATATAATCAACAGCTTTTTTTGTACCTGTTATTACATAATTTACAAAATCTTTTATAGGAAGTTTAGATATACCTTTTATAGCTGCAGCTCCTACTCCTACAAAAGCTCCTTCTAAAATAAGATTATTAACAAAAGATCTTAAATATTGTGCTGTTACTTCATCATCAGGATTTACTTTTAATTTTTCTGCTAGTTGTCCTACAGTACCTATAGGTTGTCCTGCTTCATTTGTTACAAGTTCATCTGATAAAAAATTTACAAAATTATTTTCAGGTTTTTCTACTACTGTAGTACCAATAGCAAATGCTGTAGTACCTTTAGCTATGTTTGCTTTTTTAGAAGCTTTAGCTAACTTTAAACCTTTAGCTCCTAAACTTAAACCTTTAAAAGCTACACCACCTGGAATTAAATAAGAACCTATTTCAGTAGCAGTTTTTTCTATTTCAGTATCTTGTGTAGGAAAAAATAATTCTTGACGTTTACGTTCTATAGCTTCAGGTAATTGTATTTTTTCTTTAATAGCTTCTGTAGTTTTAGGAAAAAATGCTTCACCTATTTGTTCAACACCTTCACCTGCTTTACCTACAGCACCAAGAATAGTACGACCAATAGCAGATCCAGGTGCTGCTAAAGACTCACCTTTACCTTCATCTAGTAATGTATAATACTCATCTTGAGCTTTTGTAAAAGCTTTTATATCTAAACCTTTACTTTTAACAAAATCTATTTTTTCTTGATTAGATTGTAACTGACCTGATTCAACTAGATTTTCAAGTTCTGTATTAACATTAGAAAATATACGACTATATGGAGATAATACTTCTGCCATTTATTTTTCCTATTTCTCTAATATAATTTTTGCTTTATTTATATTTCTTTTATTTTTTGGATCATTTGAATTTTCATCTTCATCTCCATTTGGTGGTTTTGGAGGAGTGGTAAGAATAGCATTAATTTGAGAAGCTATTTCTGGTGCAATCTGTGCATTAAATACATCTAAACTTCCAGATCTTGCTAAACCTGAATAAGCTTCTCCCATTAAAGAATTAATTTTATTTTGCATTCCAGGAGTTAAATCTATACCACCTATTCTAGTATATTTACCATCAGGACCTAAAACAAAATCTCCTCCTGTCATATCACCAATCATTTTTCCAACACTATTATAATCTGCTGCTGATAAAGTACCAGTTGAAATACTATCTCTTATAGAATCTTGAATAGATGCATCTAGTTCATCATATTTAAATTGTAAAGATTTTGCAAATTGTTTTTCTTCTCTTTCAATTTTTTCATTAACAAGTCTTCTTTCTCTAGCTGATACTTTCATTCCAAGCTCTTCTTTTAATCTTAATCTTTCTGCAGCATCCTTACTATCTTGTAAAGAATCTGCACGATCTCTAGCTTCTTTATTTACAGCTTTCATTTCTTGAATACTTTCAGGAGCCACTTGCATAGCTGCATCTACAACACCAAGTAATCCACCTCTACGTGGAGTAGCTGTAGCCATACGTGAGAAGAAACTTGCAAGATTTCCATATTGATCTCGTGTTCTTTCGTCATCTATTTTTGATAGACGTTCATCATATTTACCTTCTTGTGCTTTTATAGCATCCATATAATTTTTTTCTGCTTGTGTTATAGCATCTTGTTCTGCACTTACAATCCCCATTCTTTTAGCAGCTTCTCTTGCTCTTTCATTTTGTATTCTATTTCTTTCTTGTTCTAAAGCTGTAGCTTCATTAACACCTGCAGGAGCTACATAATTTTCATTAATAGCTTGAATATTGCTATCTTGTAATGCTGGTTGTACTGGTTTAATTAATTCATTTGTTAGTTGTTCAGGCATTTTAGGAGCAGGAATATTTACATTATTTGTAGGTACTTCTGGAGGTCTTATAGGTGTTTCTCTTAATCCTGCTAATGCACTTAAATCTTCCATAGATGTAGCATCAACATTACCTATATTTATATTAGGTAATCTTTCAGCAATATTACTACCTATTTGTGTAACTCCTTTTCCAACTCGTTGTAATATATCTTCAGTAGGAACGCCTAATATGTTTGTAGCTTTACTAGGAAATTTAGCTAGTATTTCTGTATTATCAATATATGGGTCCATGTTACTTGCAATATCTGATATTTTTTCTCCAAAACTTCTATTATCTCTATTTCTATCAATTATTTCACTAACACCTTCATATTCATCTACACCAGGAACTGCTTGTAGTCTTTGTATTCTTTGAGCTTCTTGTAACTCTCTAGCTGTAGGTCTTCTTCCTATACCAAAAAGTTGGTTATATAATCCTCCTTCAGTACCATCTTGTGCATTAACAACAGGAAGATCACTTAATCCACCACCTTGTTTTCTTCTAATAAGATCTAAAGGATTCTTACCTGTAAACTGTCCATACAATCCTGCAGCAGTACCTAATCCACCTATTAATGTTTGTCCTAAAGTAGGAGGTGGTGGTGTAGGTGCAGCAAATTGTGTTGTGCCTATAGGTGCTCCTGTAACAGTAGCTTGATAACGACCTAATGTTGTGTAAGGATATTCTTGTTCTCTTGTATATTGTCTAAAGGCTTCATCAAGAGCAGTTTGTGCTTGTCTTTGTCTTTGTTCACCTACAGTTTGTAATGCACCAAATTCACCAAGTTGTGCTTTAAATTGTGCAGGAGCCATTTGTGCAAGTTGTGCACCTGCTTGACCTGCAGCTTGACGATCTGCTTGAAATCTTTGTACAGCATCTTCGTATGCTTGTTGTGATCCTTTAGCTTGTATATCACCTAATAATCTTTGTTGTGTATCTGCAGCCATACCTTCTAATATAGCTTGACGACTACCACCAAAGCCACCTGTAGTTGCAGCTTTAGCAGCTAGTGCAGGTACTACTTGTGATTCATATTGTTTTTGTGCTTCTCTTTTTTCTATATCTGTTACTGCTTGTTGATAAGGAGACATGTATTGTGTCATCTGTTCTGCTGTCATAGGTGCTCCAGCAGCTCTTGTCATATCCATAGCTTCTGTAAATACTGGAGCTTGTTGTCCTGCTAATCCTGCTAATCCAGTAAATGCTTGTTCTTGTTCAGGAGTAAACTGTGCAATCGTAGGACCTTGATAAGGTTGAAATCCTTCTGCTGTTTTTTCTTTATATAAAGCTTGTGCTTTACCAAGTATATCTTTGTAATAAGGAGCAATTTCTTCAGGTATTTTTTGTGTAGCTATTGGTGGTCCTGCCACAGGTTGTGGTTGATTTCCTCCTATTCCTAATATTGATGATAATATACTCATTGTCTTGCCCTTTCCATCATAGGTTCTAATGTCTTTAACCCACTAATTTCATTTGGTTGTTTTGTTGTACCATAAGCTTTCTTACGTACATGTTTAACAACTTTATCCATAACCTTTGCTCCTTCGTCTGTATTACCATTTCCTAATGCTGCCATAGTATAACTATCAACAACATACTCTGAAGGTGATACAGCTAATGTTCCTACTTGTTCACTACCTTCTTTAATAGGCATATAAACATTATCTTCCATACCATGTCCATCACCAGGAACTTGTCCACTAAATTCTCCACCATGTGCTAATGATATTAAACCACCATGTTTAGCTTGTCCATAACTATAACGTGAAATCATTCTTTGACGAGGAGATCTTCCTAATGCTCTATCTAATATCATTGATGGTGTTAAATTTCTTGGCATTAGAACACCTTGTGAATCTCTTATAACTGTTTGTCCATCAAAACCTGTATCTACTGTATATCCTGCTTTTTGTAATTCCATTTCTTTTTGTTTTGCTTCATTAGCATATTGTTGTTCCCAATCAGTTGACATTAAATCCATGCCTACAATTTTAGCTGCACCTTGTAAATTACCATAGTCTCTAACAATATCTGAACCTATATTTTTAAATGCTTGACTGGTATCTGTTACTAAAGGAGATTTACTTATACGTTGTACTAAATTTCCAGTTGGTACTTTATCCATTGCTGATGCTAAACCTGTACTTGTTGTTCCTTGTCCTCCAAACTGTCCTATAGATCTTCCACCTATACCTGTTGTTTGTCGAACTAAATTTTGACCTTCAGATAAAGGAATTTTTGTTGCTTGTAAACCTTTTGCTGCAGTACTTCCTGCCCAATTACCTGTTGATATTCCTTGACCTATACCACCCAGAGCACCTGATATTAATCCAGATTTTAATGCATCTCCAGGTTTAGCACCTGCTACTAAATTACCTGCAAGAGATCCTATACCTGTAGCTAAACCAAATTGTAAAGCAGACATAGCTGCAGGTTTTGCTGCAAATACACCTAAACCACCTGCACCAAGAGCATAAGGTGCAGCTATCGCTAATGCAATAGGTGCTATTTTACGTACAGCTTTAAATATACCTTTAAGACTAAATGCTTCAGGTAATCCTGTTACTGGATTATATGTTATCTGACCAAGTGATGCTAGTCCACTTAACTCTTCAGGATTCATATGGACTAATATGTTATCTCCATATCTACCAAAACTTGCTAGACCTTCTGCTGTATCAGCAAGTGAACCACCATGTTTAAAACCATGTAGTTGTCGCATATAAGGATTACTCATATCAACACCTTGTTCTTGAAGTTGTCTATATTTTTCTGCACGAGATGTTCCTGGTATTGTTAATCTACCAGAATAATCTCTTGTAAATCCTTCAGCTATTTTTCTAGCTTCTTCAGCACTTTGTAGTGGAGTTGATCCCCTACCAGTAAAAGTAGGCATACCTATTGTAGCTTCTCTTATTTTATCTCTTTCCATAGAATCACTATAAGGTTTAGTTCCTAATCTACTATAATCATAAGTAGATAATAATCCTGGATCTACTGCAGCATATTCATCATTATAAATAAACCTATCTGCACCTTCACTTAAAGCAAGAGCATTAGCTGTAAAGTAATCCATATCTTTTAAATCATATCCCTGACCAAAAGTATTAATTGGTTGTGGTTGATATAAAGCATATGGTATTTTACCTGTTGCAGGATCTCTATACATTGATCCTACTTGTGCTTGTCCTTGTTGAACAATAGTTTCAGGTGCATCACTAGGTCTTGATAAAGTTATACCTGCATCTCTAATATCGCTTGCATTATATATTCCACCTCTTTGTTGTACATTATCTAATTGCATTACTGGAGAAAGAAAAGAACTATCTACAGCAGTCTTAGGTAAAACTGCAGGAGCAGCAGAAGTTCCACTAGCTAATGTACCTGCTGCATCTGTTCCACCACTAAAACTACTAGGTGCTGTTGCTGTTGCTGTTTGTGTTTGACCTTGTAACATACCACCATGTAAAGATCTATTTAATATTCCTTCTTCTGTATTATCAAATACTTGTGTGCCATCATCTAATACTTCTATTAAACCACCAGTTCCTACTTCACCACCATATTGTCTAGGAACCATAGGCATAGGAGCTTGTACTTGTGGCATACCCATAAGTCCTTGTGACGAAGGTAAAGCTTGTTCAATAGCCTGTAAAGCTCGTAATCTATCTAATCCATCAGGACTTTGTACTGCATCCTGAAAGTTATTTAGCTGCTCTATTCTGGTGGGTGGCATCATTATTTTATTCCTTTGACATTCATGTAATTTGACTGTGGCTTTGTGTTATCAGCTATAAAATTACTATTACTATTATACACTATTTTTGAAGAGTCTGCTATAGGTTTTACAATTTCTTGTGAATTATACATGTTTGGTGGTATTACTTCTCCTGTATTTATATTACCTACATATGTACTTTCATTAAGAAACTTAAAAAATTCATCACTCTTCAATTTAAATTTTCCCATGCTTGTGTTGCTGTTGTACTAACATAACCTTTAAACTTACCTGCAGATGCTGCATATGCTATATCACCTTTACGTGGTCTACCTATATCAGTTATAGTTACAACTGTATATATTTTAGTAGAAGGTGTGTTATCTACTTGAGCATCTCTAGTATCTAATTGATTTACTAATGCTGCTCCCCATTGTGATATTTCTCTATGTACTCTATCAGCTTCAGGATTATCTTTTAAATAATCATATACTTTAGGTACTGCTGGATAACGTGCCATTATCTTCTACCATCTGGTTGTATGGCTAATCTAATAGAACCCCATTTCCAGCTAGTACCTGCTGCATTGCAAGATACTCTGACTCTCCCTTGCCTTCCTCTTGCTCTCATATCTATTTTAGCTGTAGAATTTGTTACTGTATGTGGTGGATTTGGTTTTTCTCTTGATGTATTACTTTCAGGAAAGTCTTTTGTTTTAATTGAGAATGTTAAACTACCATCACTTAAATCAAAGTCAGGAATAACTCTATTTAAAAACATAATCTCATTACCAGAATCTATATCAAAATCTGCTGATTCTATAAATGAAGACATAGGTTGTCCATCTGCTGTATACATATCTTGTACTTCATTGTTATATAATTTATTAACTCCATCTGCTACACCTGTTGTAATTGTATTTCCAAACACATGTTTATCTGCAAAGGTTGTAAATATACTTTCTCCATAAGACCAATAATTTTCATCAGGAGACCATACAACATAACTATCACACTCACTAGAATTTTCAGAAGGATATAACCAAATAACTTCTTTAAACTCTGAATTTATTCCACAGAATATTTTATCTTTTTGACTTACATTTAATCTATCAAATATAAATCTTCTTACTGTACAATCTAAACTTCTTACTTGACCATCAAATACATAGAAGTTATCATATCCCATCCATACTGCTCTACCATCATAATCAACTGCTGCATGTTGTGATATTAATCCACAGTTAGTTCCAAGCTGTGCAAAATTAAAAATAAATGGTGGACCTACAAAAGACATTGCCCATAAAGAATTATCAGTCCATATATTAATAGCATTACGAGATCTTTTTGCTCCTACTATTTTTGTACCATCAGCTATAACAACTTCACCAGAAGTAGAATTTATAGATGGTGTCCAATTAGAATAATCTTCTTGATTAGACCATCTTACAACCATAGGATTATATGTTCCTGATGGACTTGCTGTAGTACCAAATTCATTTGTTCCTAATGCAATAACATGTCTATCATTAGGAGATACAACTATAGAATTAACTGTTGTAGGTGAGTTAGTTACAATAGCTGCTCTTACTGGACTTGTTGATGCATCAGCATCCCAATAATAAATAGCACCACCTCTTCTATTTGCTAATACATCTTCACCCCAATTATCTAAACTCCATTGTGTTATCTCACTTGAGAAGTCACTAGCTCCTGTAGATGTTGGTTGATTCCATCCTCTAGTATCAGAAGCACATACAGTAGCTTGATAAGATGCAGCACCATAACCTAAACCTGCTGCAGCATTTGATACACCAGTTTTTAATAGATAATGTATATGACCATTACCAGAAGATGATTGTGCAGCACTTGCTGTAGTTGCAACATTAACAGCAAAAGTATTTGCATTATTAACACTTACTTGATATGTACTTGTCCCTAATAATATATTACCACCTATAGTACCAGTACTTGTAAAGAATACAAAATCACCTGTTTGTCTACCATGTGCTGTAGCTGATACTGTAACAACATTAGCACTAACTGCTACACTAAATGCATTTGTTAAAGATGCACTAGCTGATACAGGTGTTACATCAAATATTTGATCTCCATTATGTTCATATAACATTTGAGCTGTACCAAACATAGCTCTTTTAAACTGATCATTATCAGTCCATGTTATAAGATCACGACCTGAACCATTAAATGTAGCAGATACTTTAGTTTCATATCCACCTATATTTTCTGGTTTACCTGCACGAAAACGTACATTATTAGTATCATACCAAGAATTAGTTTCTGCATATTGCGTGGACTCTCTTCTAATACCAGGTTGAAAGTCCATCTTTACGAGTTTAGAACTTGTAGAAGACATTACCTACCTATCAAAGTTTTTTAATAATACTGCGTCTATTGTTGATGCACTACGTGTCATGTAAATTAACATATCTACATCACCAGCTCCTGTACTTAATGTAGGAACTGTTGCTGATACAAACTGCCAAACTGTATTATAAGATAAAGTTCTTGATCCTGTACCATCTTGTATAATGTAAATAGAACCACTTTGTCCTGCAACTGCATTAGAAGGTGCAGCTAATGTTCTATTTCCACCTATAGTAACTAAAAAATTATTACCTTTAGCAAAATCACTTGTAATACTTGCTGCATCTGTTAATGTTAATATAGGATTATAAGCACGAGAAGATGTACCTACAATTAAACTTCCTTGTTTTATATGTAAATCAGAAGCTATTATTGTAGAAGTAGCTGAAGTTCTAACATATCTTAAATCTGCTAAAGATACATCAGCAATATTAGTAGCACATACTCCTATATCTGCAGAAGCTGCTGTACCTAATCCTAAACCTGATGCATTAGTAGAATATACACTTCCATCTGTATCTACAACTATTTGTGATATAGCTCCTTGAGGAATAGTAAGACCATCACCAGGTGCTGTTTTTATTTTTACTACATTAGTTGTTGTTGTATAAGTTGTTTGATTATTAACTACATATCCTTTTGTAACATTAGGTATAACCATTGTTATAGTTGTATGTGCTCCACCTACAGTTCCATTAGCTTCAAGGAATGCAGAACGAGGTACATCAGTACCACCATCTACTGCAGATAATGTTACAGTTGCTGCTGATCCTAAACTTACAGTAGTATACTTTGCTACAGCTTCATCAACTAGACTAATAACACCATCATTTAAAACTGTTCCCCAAGAATTAGGATTATCTCCATCTCCTTGTTGATTTAGTCTTATTCTAGTTGTATAATTTGATGCCATTGTTTGCTCCTATTGTATTGTTTCTACTGTGCTATTTATATCATAGTTAGCTCCACTATGATCTGCTCCTATTAAAGCACAGGAAAATCTTTCTCCATTTGTTATTACGATTGTCCAAGCTCCATTATTATTATTAACATATAATTCTATTAATTCATTATCGTTATTTACTGCCCACCATTTACGTGCTTCACCATGTTCTTGTTGTAAATTACCTGTAAGTTTATCATGTGTTGCACATAATAAAGTTTTCATATAAGTTCTTGTTTGTACATCTATATCTTGAGCTTTTACATTTACTATAAAACTTAATAATCCTGCTATTATTCCTACGATAATATATTTCATATTATGTTCCTAATTTTGTCCATGAATTTACAGTTGCTATTTGATCTAATGTTCCATCTTCATTATAAGTATTATTATGTAATGCTATAAATGCATTCATATCTGCTGCATTAGTTATTGCTGTTTCTATTCTTGTTGCATCAGCACGTATTGCATTTCTCCATGTTTGTATATTAGATGGTATTGCTGTTCCTGCATCTGCTTTACGTATTATATACCAATCTGTTTCTGCTAAATATCCTGCTTGTTGTGTTTTAACTTTTTGTATAGCATTATATTTTAAACCTCTTGTAATCATTTGATTACCATCTTGATCTAATTTAGGATCATTAGCACTTGTACCATCTGGAGCTTGTCCATCATCTATTTCTGATTGTGTCCATACTTCATTAACATCTTCTAACTTATGATCAGCAACTTTAACTCCAATAGTTCTTATAACACTATTACCATCTCCTGCTATTGCATCTGAATGATTTTTTTCTATATAAAATCTAGTATCAAGATGTGATCCTGAAATAACTACAGGTACAATACCTAAATCTTTACGTTGTGCATCTGTCCATATTGTAAATATTTGAGAAGAATAACGTACATTATTTAATACTATAGATTGTTTTCTATCATAGTATTCTACTATTTTATTACTTTCTATTCGTGCCCACATATTTTATTCCTATCTTGCTGTTGCGTATTTAAATGCATTTTCTGCCATTGCTAAATATACTATACCATCTGAATTAGTTGAGTTTGCGTTTGAATTTGAGGTGCGAATTTTTACCCCATTACTTAAAAAATCTACGTGCCTGTTTGAATTATCTACTATGGCAGAACTATCATGCATAGACATTGTTTTTGATATAGGATTAATTGGTCCATTTAGTGAATCCCAAACTAATGGATCATCTCCTGAAGAAACATGTTTAATAGCAAAAAGTGCAGGTTTAAATCCTAGATAAATAAATGTACCATCTACATCACCATTTCCAACGTATTTTCCTGATTTAATATATCCTTCACAATCTGCCCAACAATAAGCAAGATAAGTTCTACCACTATGATTTACTTCATTGTTATCTCCTAAATATACAAGGCTACTTGAAGGAGTTGTATCTTGCCATACCACAGCATCTTGAAATGCAGTATTAGTAGCTAGATTTCCATATAATTCATTACCAGCACCTTTTGCATAAGTAGCCCAACTATTAGAACCATTACGTTGTTTAACTACAACAAATGTTGGAACAGCACTTAATCCATGTCCTATAGTACCAGTTCCACCTGCACCACTATAAGTAGATACACTAAAATGTCCACTTGGATCTACTTGCTGTGTTACACTTACTGAACCTGTAGAATTAGTAGATGTTGTTCCACCATTTAATCTCCAGTTCCACATTTGTTGTGTATGACTACCAGAATTAAACCACGTACCACCAGTTAAAGTAAAATCTGAACCACTTTGAGATTTAAAATTGTATTGAGGTGCAGTTGCTTCTTGATCATCAGTATCTAATTTCATATATAAATTATTTGAACTAGCTCCAAAAAATCCTCTAGTTGTATCAAAAGCATACCAGCTCTGACCTTGGACTGTTGATCTTGCCCAAGAATAATCTATTTGAAAACTTGTATCTATAGTTCTTTCTGAATTATTACCTGTATATTGTAACATACCAAATAATTTCTGTGGATAATTGTCATCTGTTTGTGCAGGATCAACTTCTGCTACTATTGGTAAATTGCCAGTACATAATGCTTTACCAGAACCTGCTTCATCATAATAGAAATTACCATAGCCAGTAGCATCAGTTTCACCTTGTGCTGTAACTAATCCATTAAAAGTACCATTCTGCCCAAAATTCATATCCCAACCTAAAGCATCACTTGTTGAACCTCCAGTTCCAACCCAAGGATACAAATCTGTAGTTGTATTTAAATTTGTTTGTGTACCTCTTAAAGTTCCATTAACATAAAATTTAATTGTAGTATTTGCTCTATCTATTTCTACACCTACAATATCTCCTGCTGAACCTGCTACACCAGTATTAGTAAAAGAATTTGCACCATTATATATTCTTTGATTATCACTATTTGTAATACACCATGCAGTAGGTCTACCTCCTCTATCTGAAGTTAAATCTACAGTTGGCACATTAACACCTACTGATTGTTCTATTCCACCACTATGACCAGTTTTCATTCTTGCTTCAAAATAATATATATTAGTATCACTTGGTGGTATAGCAAAGGTACTCATACAACCTTGTTCATTAACAGAACCACCACCTGCTGAACCACCCCAAGCTAAATTACAATCATTAATTCTTGCTACTGTAATATCAGGATATATAGAATTTAACGTACAAAAATTACCACCATTAGAACTTCCAAAAGTAGGACTATCTAACATTTGATCACCTGAATCAAGATTAGAACTACTCCAGTCATTATTGTTTCCTGATGAATCATTACCTAAATCAGAACTTGATTCAAACTTTAATAAGTATCCTTCAGAACCAAATGATAATCCACTTGGATCTTTTGGAATCCATACACCATTTTTTGTTTCACCAAATTCTGAAGCAGCAACTGTTGTTCCATCAATAAAACAGAATTGTGCTAGGTAACTTTGGAGAGGATAACCATAATTATAATAATCTCCTATTGTCCAAGCACCTGCTACCATACCTGCAAATGAAGTATATGAACTTCTATTATCTACATTGTAAGATGCTTCTGTACCATTTATAAATATTTTTAATTTTTCACTAGCTGTTCCATTGTCAAGGTCTGCTTGTATATGGATATTGTACCATGCAGAAGTATCACGAAATAAATTATTAGTAGATATAATATATGTACCAGTATTTGTATTAGTTATCGCAAAAGCATCTCCTGCTCCATAAGAACCAGTAGCACCAAATTGAAATTCATGTAAAACAGAACCACTTGTACCACTTCTAGGAGTAAAAACATCTAAAGGTCTAGCACTTGAAACAGGATTGCTTCCTTCTATTGCTGATCTTTTAATCCAAAAATTTAAAGTCCAATGCACATTAGAATCAACAGTACCTACTGTTCTTGTTAATCTAGCATTACTTGATGATGTACTACTTTGTGCTGACATTCTGATTGAATTAGCAATCTGATGGCTATAGAAATCAGTACTTGCACTTGCTGCTGCTGCTGCAGCTCCCATTAAATTATTTTGAAATACACCCATTATGCATATGCCTGTGAAATTATCATTTGAATATCTCCACCTACTCCATCACTTGAAGCAGAAACTATTATGTAATCTAATCTATCT